AATGGACTATCCTGATATTACATCTGAAGATATGTTGACCTTGCTTAGAAATGATAGCCGTTATAATAAAGGTTACCTACAAAGATTCTCGGGCAATGCTAAATTATTATCCGCTGGCAAAGCACCTCTAGATGAGAAGACATACTTTGCAAATGAACAAGCATACGAAAAAATATTCAAGTCATATGGTGTAGATAGATTTGCCAATACTTCACAGTACTCAGAACTTATTGGCAATCAGTTGGCACCGACCGAGGTAGGCACACGCGTATCTATGGCATACAATAGAGTTTTAAATGCTGAGTCTAATGTAATTGACGCGTTAAGAAAATTTGGTTCATCACTATCAACTGGTGATTTAGTAGCAGCAATGCTTGACCCTAAGAATCAATTGCCTGAACTTGAAAAGAAAATTACTAATGCTGAAATTGGTGGAGCAGCAATCCGTCAAGGATTAGATGCATACGAAGCATTAACTAGTGTTAAGAATGCGCGTTACTCTAATATTTCTGGTGGAAGTATTGGAGCAGAGGCAGCCCGTCAGGCTGGTGCTACTGGAGAAACAGCAATGAAGGACTATCAGACCATTGCTAAAGAACTTCCAAAGATGGAGTTCTTAAGTTCTATATCTAAGGGACTTCCACAGTATGGTCAAACAGAATCAGAGCAGGCAAACATACTTGGTCTTGCATCTGCTGAAAGAAAGAAACAAGATTTGCTCGCACTCGAAACAGGACGCTATGGTGGCGCTTCTGGAGTAGGACGTAGAGGCTCCTCAATAGCAGGGCTTCTCTAAACTAAAATCCTGAACGGACCTATCGGCCCCGTCAGAGTAATAGACCGATAGCAAGAGCCAGCCTAGTTCCCCGACTAGTCACTGAGGCTTGCGACTAACAACAAATAGAAGGGTGGTTGCTATGAGCAACAACTACTGGGATGAAGAAGACGAAGACCTCGATACAACTGATTATGTAGGCGATGGCGGTGACTTGTTAAAGAAGTTACGTAAAGCCAAGCGTTCAGATGAGAAACGTATTAAGGAACTTACTGAGCAACTTGAGACATTATCCAAGGGGCAGCGTGAGCGAACCGTCAAAGAAGTCCTAGAAAAAAAGGGTGTCAATCCTAAGGCAGTACGATTAATCCTCAAAGATTTAGACGATATCAGTGAAGAGTCAGTTAATAACTGGCTTGATGATAACGGAGATTTGTTTGGGTTAACTTCTGCTCAAGAAGCACCACAAGCAGATACCGTGGACCGCGCTGCATTACGTCAGCAAGACCACGTTACTCAAGGTGCAATAACACCTGATAGAGCAGAAAATCTTGAAAGCAGAATTGCAAATGCTGAATCAGCAGATGAAATTATTTCAATGATTTACGGCTCGCAAAACTAATCATAGTTTCCTAGTCACTTGGAGGTGACAATATGGCATATGTATCAACAGCATCCGATAACCTCGGAGGTACCGCTGGTGGAGCAGGCCTAGTACAGAAGGCGTATGACCGTCTTCTAGAGTTCGCCCTCCGTTCTGAACCCCTCATTCGTTCAGTCGCAGATAAGCGTCCTGCTAAGCAAAGCATCCCAGGTTCAACAGTAGTTCTACAACGCTACGTTGACCTAGCAACAGCAACAACTGCACTCACAGAAACAACTGACCCAGAGGCAGTAGCAATGTCAACACCAACAACAGTTACAATTACTCTTGCAGAGTACGGTAACTCAGTGTTGGTAACACGTGCGTTGGAACTCTTCTCTCTAGCAGATGTAGACCCAGCAATCGCTAACATCATTGCATTCAACCTTGCAGATTCAATTGACTCAGTCGCAATGACAACATTGCGTCAGGGTACAAACGTAATCTATTCAGGTTCAACAGCAACATCAACAGCAACAGTAACTGCTGCTGCTACACTATCTTCAGCAAACATCCGCAAGGCTGTTGCGAAGTTGCGTGCAGGCAAGGCAGTTGCCCGTAAGGGTTCACTATACTGGGCTGGTCTCCACCCAGAAGTTTCACACGACCTTCGTGCTGAGACAGGTTCTGCAGGTTGGTTGCTTCCAAACCAGTACGGTTCATCACAGGACCGCATCTGGGCAGGCGAAATCGGAACATACGAAGGTGCATACTTCGTAGAGTCTCCACGTCTGTACAATACAACAGACGGAGCATCATCTGCTCGCGTGTACCGCACAATCATCGCTGGACAGCAAGCGCTTGCAGAAGCAGTTGCTGAAGAGCCACATGTAGTTATCGGACCAGTAGTTGACCGCTTGATGCGTCACCGCCCAATGGGTTGGTACGGCGTACTAGGCTTTGCTCGCTACCGCGAAGAAGCACTATACCGAATCGAATCAGGTTCATCAATCGCTTAGTTGATTGACGGGTGGGGCTAGGGAAACCTAGCCTCATCAGTAAGTTCATTAAGGGAGAACAATGGCAGATTACATATTTAAAACACCAATAGTCCGAGAAGGACCCATTGGTAGACACCGCTTACATTTTTTCTATAAAGACAATAGAGGAATTTCCATTGCTAAAAGTGGTGGAACATACACACAAGTTCGTTATCCAATTGATAGTTCTCTTGATGATTATGATGAGTTCTATCGTGGTGGATATAACCACACAGTAAATGAAGCAACTAAGACTGCATTAATTGCAGGCGGAGTTGGAGTAACAGAAGCAAACTTCACAGCAATCTAGGGGGATTGATGGCGTATCACTGGGAAGAACATCCAGAACCATTAGATGATTGTTTTGGATGCAAAGTAATGGGTCTTCAGGTAAATGCTGGAGATGCTAAAAGAGATATTCCAGATAAAAAATGGAATGCAGAACTACAGGCTTATAGAGATGCAAGAGACCAAGGTATGCGTCCAGCAGGAACTACCATGAGAGATGTTCAACAAGCATATGAAGCATCAGAAGTTTTAGGCAAAGCATACAACTCGGAAACTATGCCTAAAGCAGAAAAAATAAACAATAAAGTAGCCGAGGTTATGAAAGAGATAGGACAAGTATAATGCCAAAAGTAGGAAACAAGAAGTTCCCATACACAGCAAAAGGTAAGGCTGCTGCAAAGAAGGCTGCTTACAAAGCAGGCGAAAAGATGGAATCCAAGTCTGAGAAGATGATGGAAATGAAAAAGGGCATGAAGAAAATGGGTAAGAAGAAGTAATATGGCTACCCGTAAAAGTCCAATCCAAAGAGTTGGTGGCTACGTAGGAAACGCATTGCGTGAAGCAAGAGATATTCCTACTGCAATTGGCACCTCACTCGGCGCACAGTTTGATTATCAAAACCGTGGTCCAGCCAATGAAGCAGCAACAAAGCGTGCTGCTATCTCATCTGGCAACAATCAAGACCGCCAAGTTGTTGAAGCAATCAATGCAATCATTAAGGGGAAGAAGGGCACTTCGTCTGACCAAATTGATAAGAACGGTAAATATGTTAAAGGACGCCAACGTTAATGAAGCAGAAGCATCCAGGGTTCAAGAAAGTTGCTGCGGGAATTGCGAAGAAGCAGGGAATCAGCAAGGAGAATGCAAGTGCGATTCTTGCTTCGGCTGCCCGCAAGGCTTCCCCTGCTGCTAAGAAAAAGAATCCTAGGCTAAAGAAAGTTAAGGGATAACAATGGACCCACGGTTAAAGCGAGCAGGTGTATCAGGCTTTAATAAGCCAAAGCGCACTCCTAATCATCCTAAGAAGTCACACGTTGTTGTGGCTAAAGAAGGTGATAAAGTTAAGACAATTCGTTTTGGTCAACAGGGTGTTACTGGCGATAGACAACCAACTGCACGGCAACGTTCATTCAAAGCCCGTCATGCAAAGAATATTGCCAAAGGCAAGATGTCTGCTGCATATTGGGCAGATAAGGTTAAATGGTAATGAAGAAAGAATTTTGGGATAAAAAGAATCCAAAGAAAAAATCTACTCCATTAACTCCAGCACAAAAAGCCAAAGCAAAAGCGATGGCTAAAAAGGCTGGCAGACCATATCCAAATTTAGTAGATAACGCTAGAGCAAAAAAGAAATAGATAGGGTGGGGACAATGCAAGAAACAGTTTCACTGGCTTGGTGCGATAACGGTAATGTAGACGGAAAGTTTATGCACGGGGTAGCAAACGTGCTTCTGGAATCAGGAGTTAAGTTTGAGTCTACTATCCGTTCTGGTGGCAACCAGATAGCAAGACAACGTGAACATGTTATTCGTTATTGGTATCAACAGAATAAAAGCGAATGGCTACTATGGGTAGACTCAGATGTAGTTATTAGCCCAGATAAATTTTTAAGATTATGGAATAAAAAAGATAAAGACAAACACCCAATTGTAACTGGTGTTTACTTTACTACTAAGAATCCAGAAGAACCACTAATGGTTCCAGAGCCTACAGTATTTGAATTTGTAGAGTCTGGAGAAACCATTGGCATTAAGCCAATTCATCCTTTGCCTAAGGATAAGTTTATGCAGGTTGCTGCAGCGGGCATGGGATTTGTTTTAATGCATAGAAGTATTGTAGATAAAATTATTGAAGCAGTTCCAAATGTTGCTATGTTTGCAGAAGCAGGAACTGAAAAAACATTTATAGGTGAAGATATCTATTTCTTTGCTTTATGTGGCAAGGCAGGGGTAGAAGTTTGGTGTGATACTGGAGCAACTGTTCCACACATTAAAAGATTTTCATTTGATGAGCATTACTACAACGCATTTTTTGGCGGGGTAGAAAAGCAATCAAATCTTATTTTACCAAAACATCACAGAAAGAAGTAATCAATGGCACTAGGTAAAGCGGGTAGTAGTCTTACAGCAGAACTTAACCGTCTTGCTGGCACAACTGGTTTAGACGAACAAGGTGCTGCCAACGCTTGGGCTGGCACTACTGGACTTGCAACTGTAGGTGCTCTTAATATTAAAGCCCAGGCTGCTAGAACTAGAGATAAATTTAAAGATATTGATGGTATTTGCAATGAACTTGCTTCGACTACTGGATTAGCAGCCCCTGCTGCGTTACGGAGTATAAACGCCTAATGACTACATTTGCCAATATGATTGATGAGGTTTTAATTAACCTATCTGGATACACATTTACTCAAGACCGTTCAACTTATCTTGGTTCATCTGTTACTACAACTACATCTACATCTGCTTCTCCACTAATTCTTACATTGCCAACTACTGAAAACCTTGGCAAGGGTGTTATTGAAATTGATGAAGAATTGATGTATGTAGATAGTTATGACCGTGTAGCCAATACAGCAACCGTTGCACCATTTGGTCGTGGATTTTATGGAACGACTGCTGCTACACATCTTGCCGATACACGAGTGATTATTAGCCCAACTTTTCCAAAGTATGTAGTTAAGCGTGCAATTAATGACACAATCCGTTCATTAGGTGCTAACCTATACGCAGTCAAATCAACTAGTTTTACATTTAATGCAGCAGTGTCTACTTATGCCTTTGCTAACTTAGACATTAAAAATATCCTTTATGTATCATGGCAAAGCATTGGTCCTACAAAAGAATGGATTCCTATTCGTAAGTGGGATTTAGATGCTAATGCTAATCCAGAGGCATTTGGTTATGTAACTGGAACTGATACAGTTCAAACAATTACTTTGGGTGAAGCACCTATTGCTGGTCGCACAGTTAAAGTTATTTACGCTACCAATCCAGATGCCTTTACAAGTAATTCAGATATTTATACAACAACAACTGGTCTACCAGAATCTACCCGTGATGTAGTAGTTCTTGGTGCTTCTTATCGTTTGCTTACATATTTAGACCCAGCCCGTGCTTCTCAGGTAAGTCCTCAGGCTGATGAAACAGATAGCAAACGTCCATATGGTGCTTCTGGCACAGCAACCAAGCAACTATATGCTTTATATACACAGCGCTTACAAGAAGAAATTAGAGCGCAGCAACAGAATTACCCTACAAGAGTTCACTTCTCCCGCCGATAGGAACCTAAATGACAACACGCAAATACTCATCCCGCTCACAGCAAACAACACTGTCAGCGGCTCTTACATCATCAGCCACAACCACCACTGTTGTTTCTGGCTCAGGCTTGCTAGGTGGTATTACCATCTCTGCTGGCGAACTATTTACAGTAGTTATTGACCCAGATACAGCGCTTGAAGAAATTGTAGATGTTAGTGCGGTAAGCACTAATACACTAACAATTGTCCGTGGTATTGATGGTTCTACTGGACAGGCTCACTCTGCTGGTGCGGTTGTTCGCCACATGGCAATTGGTCGTGACTATCGTGAAGCCAATACTCACATTGAGAATACAACCACAGCACACGGGCTTACTATTGCCGATGTAGTTAAAACTACAGATACTGGCACAGTAACCAGCACAATGATTGCTAACGGGACAATCGTTAATGCTGATATTAACTCTAGTGCTGCTATAGATAAAACAAAAATTTCAGGTACTGCTATTACCGCTGGTGATACAGGCACAGTAACTAATACAATGCTTGCTGGTTCTATTGCGCCTGCAAAGATAACAGGCACTGCTATTACGGCAGCCGATACTGGAACTGTAACAAGCACAATGATAGCCGATGGCACAATTGTAAACGCAGATATTAATACATCTGCAGCCATTGCTTCTACAAAGATTTCAGGAACAGCGGTAACTCAGGGAGATACTGGAACTGTTACCTCAACTATGATTGCAGATGGAACTATTGTCAATGCTGACATTAATGCATCTGCTGCTATTGATAAGACTAAGATTTCTGGAACTGCAATTACTGCAGCAGATACAGGTACGGTTACGTCTACAATGATTGCTGACGGCACCATTGTTAATGCTGATATAAACTCATCTGCAGCAATTGATTGGACAAAAATTGCTCCATCATCCACAGTATCTGCAACTGAACTTGGATACCTAGATGGCGTAACTTCAGCAATCCAGACTCAAATTGATTCTAAACTTAACACATCTACAGCATCAAGCACATATGCTCCAATTGCTAGTCCTACATTTACAGGTGTACCTGCTGCTCCTACTGCATCTGCTGGTACAAATACTACTCAAGTTGCTACTACTGCATTTGTTAAGACTGCAGTAGATAACGTAATCAATGCAGCACCTGGTGCGCTTGATACTCTTGACGAATTGGCTGCAGCCCTTGGCGATGATGCCAATTTTGCAACAACAGTAACAAACTCTATTGCTACTAAGTTAGCACTTGCTGGTGGAACTATGACTGGCAATATTGCAATGGGTACAAATAAGGTTACTGGTCTTGGAACACCAACAACTAGTACAGACGCAGCAACTAAAGCATACGCAGATACAATGCTTCCACTAGCAGGTGGCACTATGACTGGTGCTATTGCTATGGGAACTAACAAAATTACAGGACTAGGCACACCAACTGTTAATACAGATGCTGCTACAAAAGCATATGCTGATGCAATTGGAACTGCAGTTGCTGCAGATGCAGCCTCTGCTGCTGCTAGTGCTGCCGCTGCTGCAGCCTCATATGATTCATTTGATGACCGCTACTTAGGCGCAAAAGCATCTGCCCCATCTACAGATAACGATGGCAATGCGTTGGCTGCTGGTGCTCTTTATTGGAATACCACAACTGGCGCCATGCAAGTATGGAATGCAACAACCTCATCATGGGGTGGCATTACATCTGCAGTATCGTCTACTCGTTGGAGCAAGACAATGTCTGGCGGAGAAACAACACTTAGTTCAACAGATGATAACTCAGTAAGTCTTTCTTACACAGTTGGATATGAGCAGGTATATCTAAATGGTGTTTTGTTGGTTCGCAATGTTGACTACACAGCATCTACTGGAACAACTATTACTGGATTATCTCCAGCCCTTGCTGCTAACGATGTGGCTGAAGTTTTATCTTGGACACCATATAGCGTTGCCAATGCTCTAACAGTAACACTTGTAGATGCAAAAGGTGACTTACTTGTAGGAACTGCAAGCGATACAATTGGAAGATTAGCAGTTGGAACTAATGGTTATGTTCTTACTGCAGATTCAACACAATCCTCAGGAATAAAGTGGTCTGCTACTGCAGAGGCTGGCTTTAATCCATTCATGTTGATGGGAGCATAATGTCAAAAGCAAGAACCAATGCCGATAACCAAGCAGGCGATATTTCAGGCGTAACAGCCTCAACAGGATTAACAGGTGGGGGAACATCGGGTACTGTATCAGTAGCCCTTGATACCGCATCTGTATATGTAATCCCATCTCAAGCAACTAACTCTGGCAAGTATCTTACCACCAATGGAAGCGCTGCTTCTTGGGGAACAGTAGATGCTTTGCCATCACAGACAAGCAATTCAGGTAAGTACCTGACTACGAACGGCACTGCTGCTTCGTGGGCAACAATAACAACCGACCCAACACCAACAGTATTTTTACTGGGTGGAATGTAACTAGGAGGAAATAAATGGCAACAGTATACAAGGTTCTAGCACAGTCCAACCCAAGTGCTACAACAGCAACAACGCTTTACACAGTACCATCATCAACATCAACAGTAGTATCAACAATCACAGTATGTAACCAAGCAGCATCTGCTGGTACATTCCGTATTGCAGTACGCCCAGCAGCAGAAACTCTTGCTGCAAAGCATTATGTTGCTTATGACGTAGCAATTGCTGCTAACGATACAACAGCATTAACGCTTGGAATTACACTTGCTACTACAGATGTCGTAACAGTTTACGCTTCCGCAGCAACAATGTCATTTAACGCATACGGTTCAGAGATTTCCTAATAGGAGGATACAATGGCAATTAGTAGATTTAAGACATCTACTTTGGCGCAAGGATTGCCAAAGTATACCGAAATCTGGGACCAAAGCACCGCGCTTACTGTTTCTGCAGAAATACTTGCAGTAGCAGGAGGCGGCGGAGGAGGCTATGACAATTATAGTGGTGGTCGCTCTGCAGGCGGTGGCGGTGCTGGCGGTATGTTAACAAATACATACACACTTAATAAAAGTGTTACTTATACTGTAACAGTTGGCGGTGGAGGAACAATTAATACTTCTGGTGCTGCTAGCGGAAATGGAAGTAATTCTACAGTAACTGGTACTGGACTTTCTTTTACTGCCGCAATTGGTGGTGGAGGAGGTGCTGGAAATAACAATGGTGGTGGTTCCGAAGATGCTGCTAGCGGTGGCTCAGGTGGTGGTGCTGGTAGCGGTTCTGCATTTGGAACTGGTACCGCTGGGCAAGGTAATAATGGAAACAATAATGGTAGCGGTGGTAACTACGGTGGCGGTGGTGGTGGTGGTAAAGGCTCTGCTGGTGGAAGACCAAGCGGTGGAAGCGGGCAAGCATCATCTATTACAGGCTCATCTGTAACCTATGCAGCAGGTGGAGACGGTAAAGGCGGTACACAAAATACTGCTGGAACAGCAAATAGAGGTAATGGTGGACATAATAATACCAATGGTAATACTAGTGGTACAGGAGGCTCAGGTATTGTAGTAATTAGTGCTGGTGTTGCCGCTACTTCTACTACTGGCTCACCAACTAATCCAAGTCTTGGTATTTATATATTTAACGGAAACGGGAGTATAACTTTCTAATGGCACATTTTGCTAAATTGGATGATAACAACATAGTCCTTGAAGTTAATGTTGTAAGCAATAATGTACTTGATGCATCTAATGAAGAAACATCTGGTATTGCTTTTTTAATTAATTGGTCAGGTGGATACTCTAATTGGAAGCAGACTTCCTACAATAGAACATTTAGAAAAAATTATTGTGGAACTGGTTGGTCTTATGATTCAACTCGTGATGCTTTTATTCCACCTAAGTGCCACGATGAAGCAACACTTAATGAAGATACCTGCCGTTGGGATTGCGCTAATGCAGACCATACAATAAATATACCATTGGAGGCATAATGGGAATCCGTAATTTATCAACAGCCAGTATTTCTACTGGCGCAAAGCGGTCTAAGTTCTGGGACCAAAGTACCGTATTAAGTGCTTCTTCTTACGAATCCATCTCAACCGTAACTGTTGGTGCAGGTGGTAGCGCAACTGTTACTTTCAGTTCAATACCTGCTACCTATACGCATTTACAAATTAGAGGGATTATGCGTGCTGGACAAACCGATACTGGTCGCAATATGTTTATGCAATATAACGGCGACACAGGCGCAAATTATAACTGGCATTATTTTGACGGAGATGGAACATCTGTTACTGGCTCAGGTGCGGCAAATCAAAATCAAATGCTTTGTGGGCGTATGAACGCTGCTTCTGCACCTGCAAGTTCGTTTGGTGTCATAATTATTGACATTTTAGATTATGCCAATACAAATAAATATAAAACTTTTCGAGCAATTACTGGCGCTGAAAGAAATGGCGGTGGTGTGGTGAGATTTGACTCAGGTACTTGGAGAAGCACTAGCGCAATAAATTCAGTTAATTTTTATGTAAGCGATTCGGATAGTTTTCAACAGTATTCGCAACTTGCCCTATACGGAATTAAGGGGGCGTAATGCCATCAACATACGAAAAGATAGCAACTACTACTTTAGGCAGTAATCAAACAAGCGTTAGTTTTACTTCAATTAGTGGCAGTTATACTGACATTGTAGTTATTTCTAATGTTACTGGAAATGACGGCGCAATTTGTATGCGTTTTAATAATGATTCAGGCGGCAACTATTCAACTACTACAATTCGTGGTAATGGAACTTCTGCACTTTCTTCAAGAGTAAGTAATTACACTTATCTAAATGGTGCTTCTAATTTGTCAGTATCGGCAGGAATATTACAAACTGCTATTTGGAACATACAAAACTATTCAAACACAACAACTAATAAATCGGTCTTATTTAGAGATGGTATGAGTACTCATATTACAGGCGCTACTGTTGGTTTATGGCGTAACACCGCAGCAATTACACGTGTAGATTTATCGCCTGAGTTTGGTTCTAACACTTTTTATACAGGTTCGGTCTTTACACTTTATGGAATTGCGAGAGCATAATGGCTAATACATATACTTTAATTTCAAGTTATACGGTTGGCGCTGGTGGCGTTTCTTCTGTTACTTTTAGTTCTATACCTGCAACATATACAGATTTGTTAGTAAGGGTTTCCACAAGGTCAAACGCAGGTAGTGTTAAATCTAATTTAAGAGTACAGTTTAATAGTTCTGCTACCGATTTTAGTGCGCTAATGGTAGGAGTCCAAAACGGAAGTCCTTTCTCCCAAGCAGAAGGTGCTACTTTTGCCAATACTTTAAATTACACCATTAATGCAACTAGCACTACTAGCAATACATTTAATAATCACGATACTTATATTGCTAATTATGCCGCAACAAGTAATAAAAGTTTTAGTACAGATACAGTTATGGAGAACAATGACGGTGCCGTTAATCAAATGGCATTTTTTGCAGGTAGATGGGCAAGTTCATCTGCCTTAAATTCAATTTATTTTTATATTACAACTGCTGATTTTGTGCAATACAGTACATTTTATATATACGGCATATCTAACGCATAACGAAAGGGAAAACAATGGCAACTAAAATAATCGTAGACTGCTCTACTGGAGTCACTACTGAGGTTGAACTAACCGCAGAGGAAATTGCAGAGCGTGAGGTTATGGCTG